GTCAGTTCCAATGGCAGCTAATGAGTCTCCTGCTAAATCTGTATAAGTGTGAATGTCTCGTGCAACGCCTATTAAGTTATTACCAACGGCTGGTTCCCATCCACCTATTTTTTCAGGAACTCCGTATCTAAAACGGACCATATCACAATCAACCCAACCGCCCTCTGCGCCGTATTGAGTGTTTTGTTTATCTATTCCTGGTCTAAATTGTAGCTTTGATATAGGCATAATTTGCCACTATATCACTAGAAAGCCCAGCTGACAAATGAATATCTAGTACCTTTTTTAACTTCAGTTACTTCATGCGGATATAGAAAGCATGAAGGAAATATACAAATATCTCCAGTCTTTAGATTCATGGATTTTCCACAAATAACTAAATCTCCACCTGTATAATCTTCATTTAAATTACCTACATAAGATAGAACTGGTATTCCTTTATTTTGACCATCAAATATTGAATGAATATGATCGTAATGTTCTCTCATTATTGTACCTTTAGAATATTTATTAAATCTAATAGGTGTAAATTTATGAACTAATTGAGATGTTTTTTTATTCTCTTTTATTGCAAACTTTTCATTATATTCTTTTGTAATTTGAAACATGAATGGAATAAACTTTTGTTGTAGTTCTTGTGTAATAGATAATACATCTAATTCTTTAGTTTTCTCCGATTGCATAGATCCTGTATTTGGATCGTACCATTGATGTTTTTGCCAATCTTTATTTTTAATTTCTTTTAATACATCCTTACAGAATTCTTTAGGAAGTATGTTCTTCTTGTATATGTAATCAACGACTTTCATTTATTATATCCTTCATGTTTAAGTAAGTTAATGATTGCTCTGAACCCAGAGATTCTGTAACAAAAGTATTAAAAGATAAACTAATCCTAACTTCATTAGAAGTATTTCTTGGTACAGAATGTCTTAAATGAGATGGAAACAAAATCAATTCACCTGATACTAATGGTAAATAAAATGTTTCACTATTGATACTATTAAATTTTTCAAAATTTAATTTAAGCATATCAAATTGACCTTTAGAGAACATAATAGGTGGTAAGTGCTTATCTATTCTAAAATAGAATACACCGGATACAATAGAGTTTGGATGAATATGTTCGTGATGCACAGATCCTTTTGGATTGTTATTACACCAAGATTGAGTGATAACTAATTTCTCTTTTGCCTGCATTATCTCTTTTGTAAAAATGTCTATTGAATTTTGACAGAATTTTTTAATATTTTGTAATTGTTTTTTTCTAAATACAAATGAATCTTTAGATCTGAAATTACCATTCATTCCATTGGGTTCATATTGTAGTTTTTCTACAAATGCCAATTCTTTACTCAAGTCATTTTCATACTTGGTAATTAATAAAGGTACTGCAAATAATTGTAGTAGTTCTTTCCTCATTCTCAATAAAATATTATAGGATTTTTAGAATAATGTAAAGGTTATTATATTCCTCCATGTGAGCCAGAAACAGCACCCATTTCAGTTCTTGGAATAGTTAAATCTCCAAAGTCTAAAGCATTACCTGTTGTAGCTATTGTTATGTAATTTATTGTATTAACTTTTGTAGGAGTATCACCCCCTGCAAAAATACCTCTTGTAGAATTTGATATTCCTCCAGGACCTTCTGCAGCTACCGGCAAATCTCCAAAGTCTAAAGCATCACCTGTTGTAGCTATTGTGATATATTGAATAATATTAACAAAAGCAGGACCATCATTACCTCCAGCAATTATTCCTCTAGTAGAACTAGATGTTCCTGCAGGTATACCATTAACAGCTAATAAATCACCAAAATCAATTGCATTACCAACGGATGCTATTGTAATATAGTTTATTACATTAGATCGACCAGGTGTTATTGGAGCTGCAAAAATACCACGTGTTGTTGAGTTAATTAAACTTGAATTCATACCTCCAGTAACTAATAAATCACCAAAATCTTGTGCATTACCTACAGATGCTATAGTTACATAATCTATAACATTTATATTAGTTGGTTGACCTCCTGCAAATACACCTCTTGTAGAAGAAGATACTCCAGATCTTCTACCTTGTGAAACTGTGGCGTCACCAAAATCTAATGCATTTGCTTTTGTTGCAAACGTAATATAATCAATAGCATTAGTTGGAGTAAAACCACCACTATTTAAACCCCTTGTTGTGGAAGCAGCACTAGCTTGATTTCCACCTTCTGTATAATTTAAATCAGAAAAATCTATTCCATTTCCTAGTGAACTTATATTTACATATTCAATAGAATTTGTAAAAGGACCAGGAGATGCTTCTCCTCCCATAAAAAATCCAAAATTAGAATTAAATTCATATGCTGACGGCCAGTTATTCCCTAACCTCGCATTGTAAACTTGTTTCAAGTTCCAGATATATGAATTAGGTCCTGATGGTGATGGGAATGGCATTATTGTAATCCTCCGTGTGCTGTAGATGTTCCAGACATTCTATAATAATTTACAATAGATATATCTCCAAAATCTGTAGCATTACCAATTGAAGCAATAGTTATATAATCAATAGTATTAGTAAAAGTAGCTGGACTTGTTAAATAACCACCACCAAAAATACCTCTAGTTGCATTCGAAGTTCCACCATCTCCTAATTGACCTCTTGCAACAGTTAAATCTCCAAAGTCTGTAGCGTTTCCAGTTGAAGCAAAAGTTATATATTGAATAACATTAGTATAAGTAGATAGATCTGCAGTTCCACCAGCATAAATTGCTCTTGTAGAAGAACTTGCTCTAGTTTGAGTTTCCAAAGTAGTTAATAAATCTCCAAAATCTGCAGCATTACCTGTGGTTGCAATTGTAACATATGATATTTGATTAGCATCTCCGGAAGTTCTACCACCAGCGAATAAAGCTCTTGTTGGATTTGATACAGAACTTCCACTGTTTACAGTAGTTAATAAATCTCCAAAATCTATTGCATTACCAATGGATGCAATAGTTACAAAATCTATTATATTTAAATCTGAAGGATCATCTCTTCCACCAAACCATATTCCTCTTACACTATTACTTGATGCAGTTGTTCCTCTTCTTTTTTGTGTTAAATCACCAAAATCAGAAGCATTACCAAGTGTTGCTGGTATAACAAGACTTATAACATTTGTTCTATCTGGTCCTGCATTTCCACCTCCAAATAAAGATCTTGTTTGTGAACCACAACCACCAATACCGTCTGCAGCAACAGTTAAATCTCCAAAGTCTGTTGTGTTACCTAAAGTTGAAATTTCAACATATTGAATTACATTTGATTGAGGTCCTGGAGCTGAACCTCCAGCAAATAATGCTCTATCTGTTTGCGTAGTTAATGTAGCCCCATTCAAGCCGCCGTGACCGTTGGAAGAAACAGCTAATCCAGAAGCTTCATAAGAAAGATCTCCAAAGTCTGCTGCATTACCTACAGAAGCTATTGTAATATATTCAATAGAATTTGTATTAGCAGGTCCAGATTCACCACCAGCAATAACACCTCTTGTTTTATTAGAAGTACCTTGCATTAAATATCTTGTAGCTGTTAAATCTCCAAAATCTGTAGCATTACCTGCAGAGGCAATAGTTACATAATCCATTACATTACTTTCAACTCCCGGACTTGTTCTACCTCCCATAAATACTGCTCTAGTTTCAGAAGATGCACCCCCACCTCCTCTTCTAGCTACTGTTAAATCTCCGAAATCTATAGCATTACCAACAGATGCAATAGTTACTTCATCAATTACATTTATAGAATTAGGATAACTTCCAGGTGTCATACCTCCACTAAAAAGACCTTTAGTTGAAGATCCTCCAGTTAAAGTTGCTGCAGCTTGTGCATTATTTAAATCTCCAAAATCTGCTGTATTACCTAAAGATTGATATTCAACGTATTGAATTACATTAACGTAACTAGGTGTATTAAAACCAGCAAAAATACCTCTTGTAGAATTTCCAACTGTTCCACCATATCTAGCAGCAACTAATAAATTACCAAAATCAGATGAATTTCCTTGAGATGAAAATGTAACATAATCTATTGTATCAGTTAAACTAGGTGTTTGACCTCCTGCGTTTAAAAATCTTGTTTCATTACCTATTGCTTTAGAGTTAGTAATAGTACTAATAGCTAAATCTCCAAAGTCTGTAGCATTTCCTGTTTGTGATATTTTAAAAGAACTAATAGCATTAGAACTTCCTCCTGCTGTTATAGCAAGATCTCCACTATTAAAAAACACAGCCGGCCTCGTTCCTTGATACCCGTCGCTTAAACCGCCGTGAGCGTTGCTAGCTGAACCTAATCCAACTCTTCCACAAGTTAAATTTCCAAAACTTGTAGCATTACCTAATGATGCTATATTTATAAATTCTACTGAAGCTAATGAACCAGGATCTCCGCCACCCCAAGCTCCTCTTGTACTATTACTTACAGCAGCTGATAAACCTCTTGCTGTAATTAAATCACCAAAATCAGCTGCATTACCAGCTGAAGATATTGTAACATATTGAATAACATTAACACTGGCAGGACTTACTTCTCCTCCAGCAATTACTCCTCTTGTAGAATTTGAAACAGCAGCATTTCCTCCAACATTGGTTGGAGAATTGGTCATATCTCCAAAATCTGTTGCATTACCTGTAGTTGCGATTGTAACAAAATCAATTACATTAGCTCCACCATATCCTCCACCAAATAAAGCTCTTGTAGGTGATGAAAAACTAGGAGGTCCGTTTCTTGCAACAGTTAAATCACCAAAATCTGTTGCATTACCTATTGATGCTATTGTTATAAAATCTATAACATTTGAAGAAGTGGGAGTTGCTCCACCAGCAAATAGTCCTCTTGTAGAATTACTTGTTCCACCTGCTCTAGCTCTAGCAACGGTTAAATCTCCAAAATCTGCAGTGTTTCCTTGTGTTGAAAAAGTTAAATATTGAATTACATTTGTATTAGCTGGAGAATCTCCACCACCAATAATTCCTCTTACAAGTGATCCTAAACCACCTCCATAAGGTTTTTGTGTTGTTAATAAAGATCCAAAATTTGTAGCATCACCTGTTGTAGAAATAGTAATTTGATCTATGACACTATTATTAGCTGGACCTGTAGATCCACCTGCAAATAAACCTAAAGCTCCAAAACTAGGCCACGTTCCACCGCTAACGTTATTGTAAACGTCATTGATGTTCCATACGCCTGTTGCGTTTCCAAATGTTGGAAATTGAGCCATTTAAAACTCCTAGCTGTTTAAAGCGTCTAGTCTTGCCCAAGCCCAATCAGCTGATGCTTGTTGATCAAAAGGAATTTGAGCATCTAAATTTCCTGGTTGAGAAGGATCAGGTTGTTTCCAAGTTGAAGTGTAGCTGTTTAGGTAAGTTACTAAATCTGCTTTTGAATTAATTGCTTCTGCTTGTCCTGCTGGTAAAGCTGAACCATCGCTGATTCCAACTAACCACATATCTTGTGGAGAAGCTCCTGCGTTTGCAGTGTTTGGCCATTGACCACCTACACCGTCATTACCTAAATACAAGAAACTAGGGATAGTTCCATTTGAATTAAGTTTGTACTTCATCATCTGTTTTGCCATATTATATCTCCTTTGGAATGGTTATATTACTATTTGAGCTTTGTCAAATCGTTAACATATCTGCCTCTAAAACAATAGGAGCCAAAATGACCGACTTCGCACCAAGGTGCAGCCCAAATCTTACCTCCCATTGTACGATATTTTTCACAAAAAGAATAGTCTTCTGATAATAATTCTTCACCTATATTTTCAACCTTAAAGAAGTTATAAACCTTGGCTTTTCCAATAGTAGCTCCACCATTGGTGTAAAAATCTGTTGTAGGTATCATTTGTTCAAATACCTGTCTTTTAATAAGCATGAATCCAGATCCACCATATTTGATTTCAAATGGTGTATTTACATCTTTCATTTTATGTTTATCTAATGGTTGAAAGTTAAAGATTCCAGTAAATGGTTCGTAAGGTTTCTTCTTTGCTTTAATACCTTTTTCAACCCCTTCCCAATTGATTCCTTTCATAGGAACAATTCCTGTAATAATATTTTTATCTGCCTTTAACATTAATGCGACATCATTAGGTCTGAATTCTTGATCGGCATCCATAAACAATAAATGAGATGCATCAGTTTTTAAGAATAAATGTGCAAGTAAATTTCTAGCTCTTGGTATTAAAGATTCATTACCAACAAAGATTGGAGTCATCTGATGACCATGTTGCATCATCGCTTCTTTAAGTCCAATTAAAGATGATACATATTGGCTGCAACACATACCACCAAACATTGGTGTGCCAACAACTAAATGCATTATTCTTCTTTTTGTTTTTCTAAATCTTCGTTTAATGTAGATAATGATTTTTTATCAAGAAGCTGGAATCCTCTACGATCAGCAAACTTAACAGAATCTTTTTTAAATAATTCTGCACAATTTTCTAACCATTGCATTGTCATTTCATGCGTTGGAGTTTCTCCTCTTGCAATCATGTCATTTTCAAATTTTAAATAACTGTATATTTCTCTTTGTGCAACTGCAGAGTTAATACCCATATCAAATAAATAAATTAAATTACCTTCATCTATTTGTCCCCCACGTGCACGTGCGGCATTTAGAGCTTGTTTCATACAAGTCATAATATGATATTTAACTTCTTCTATTTCGTATTCTTCTTCGGTAATTTGTTCTTTACCCATTTTCTTTAAAATAGATTTGTATTGTGTAGTAAAGAATGACATTTTACGAATAGCGCCTTGAATAGAATTCATAATATTTGCTCCTTGAACTTTTAATTTAAGAAGTTTTAATTCTATATGTTCTCTTTCAAGTGGATCTAAATTATGATCTTCTAATTGTTTTTCTCTCTTTTTAATCATAATATCGTTTTCAGCCATTTTTAAATGTGCTTCTTCTAAAGCCATTCTCGTTCTATCTATTTCAGCTAATGTATGTTTTACAGATCTTACCGGTGTAATTGCTGTAACATCCAACATAACACCCATAAACTGTGAATGTGATTTATAAAAATTTGCTGATGATTCTTTAATAGCAGGCATTGTATCTACAATGTGCTTTAACATGCCTTTGTATTTTTTATTTAGACTTGGTAATTGTGATATTCCAACAATTGTTAAATCTTTAACTTCTTTTTTCATTTCGTTCCTTCTCCCTGATTTTGGTTGCAGATATTTCTTGTATCTGTTTTGGTAGAACTATTTCTTCAATCTTATAGCCTACATCCCTACCATAGCATATATTAGTAATATTTGGAACACTTATTACATCAAACTTACCAACATAATCTTTTAATTTTTCTTCAATTCTTCTTTTAATTTCAGGAAACTCATATGGATTAGAATCTGATTTTGGCATAGATCTAACCATAATACAAACTTGTCCAGTTTTTTCTAATATCTTTTTAAATAGTTCTAAATGTCCATCGTGAAATGGTTGCCATCGTCCAAGCATTTGTGCTGTTGGTTTAGTATAATCTATCATGTATCTCCTTTATTATGTTATCGTAGTTAAAATCAGTTATTTCAAAATCTACTTTTTTAGGTTTCTCAAATACTTTATTCGTATCTTCAAATCTTCCTTTATCAATGGTGTTCATCCAAATTTTCATATCATAGAAAGATCTGTAAGATTCAAATGGACAAACAAAATCTACAACAACATGATTCACTGCAAGATCACACATAGTCATCATACGATTAGCTTGTCGCTTTCTTCCATTTTCTGTAAAATCCCAATCTTCAAATAGCTTTCTAATATCATCAGCATTGAAGTGTGGTATTTTTTTATTCTCAATTAATTTTTTAGCAAAGGTTGTTTTACCAGATCCTGGTAGTCCAAATATAAGTATTTTCATTTCCAAAGTTCGTTTAAGTTTTTGTATTTATCTATAATGGTCTTTGGAAGTAATTTTTCAAGGTTCCTTTTAGTCTTACTTATACCTTTTGTTTTAATAGTATGTAAATTATCTCCTACAACTTTATCATCATAGCCCCTTCCATTTACTTCAAACTGATCTAATTTTGTGTAGTTATGTTTGTTGTAATATGGAATATCTAAAAATTTATATATCTTTTTTAATGTCTTTTCTGGTTCTTTTACTAAATCATTGTAATCAATAAATAAGGCAATCCCTTCATTTTGAGGTAAAGTTAAATGTTTAATAGCTATAAGTTCTTTTATAATAAGACCATCTTTATTCATTAATGCTTCACACTTTTGTTCAACATTAATACAACCTAATCTATTAGGAAATGCTGTTTGATTCTCATTAGACCATTCAATAAATGATCCAAGTACTTCTAATACTTCTCTAACTAAAACTATAATTTTAGGTTTTGGATTAATATAATGTTTTAAGAAAGCTAGATTATTAGGAGCTCCCCAAGGTCCTCTATCAATAATAATTGGTTTCTTCCAATTTCTATAATAAGCAGGAACCACGGCTTTAATAACATTATCAAACGAATCGTGGTCTGGATAATTTAAAAATGTATCTGATCTTTTAAGATTATTTAAATCTTTAAATATTTCTGTAATAACTGAATTTGCTGTAGCTGAAATTTCTGGATTCTGATTAAATAAAGTAGACAGCAAAGTATTGCCGGCTCTTGGTAATCCACATAAATAAAAAATTCTTTTCTCTTTCACAGTGAGGAGTGTATAGCGGAAAGTTAATTAAATGTAAAGGTTATTGCGTACCACCGTTTGTATTAGAAATAGAAGAACTATCATTAACATTATAAGTTAAATCACCAAAATCAATAGCATTACCTGTGGTTGCAATAGTAATTTGACTAATACTATTTATTGCTGCTCCGGTATTTCCACCATGAAACGTTCCTTTTGTTGAATTTGAATCGCCTCCTACACCACTTGCTGCTGTAATTAAATCTCCAAAGTCTGTTGCATTACCAGCTGAAGCTATTGTAATATAACCTATTACGTTAGTAAAACTTGCTCCAGGAGAAATATAACCACCTCCATAAATTCCTCTAGTTGAACTAGAAAAACCAGCGGCAGTAGCATTTCCTTCTGTAGTATCTCCAAAATCTGTTGCGTTACCAGCTGATGCGATAGTTATATAATCTATAACGTTTAAAATTCCACCAGCAGGAGCAGTATTACCTGATCCAATAATTCCTCTTGTAGAATTTGATAAACCAAAACAATCTGCTCTAACAGTAGTTAAATCACCAAAATCTGTTGCGTTACCAGCTGATGCGATAGTTACATAATCAATAATATTTTGCCAACCAGTTCCACTTAAATAGCCACCACCAAAAGTTCCTCTAGTAGAACTATTACAAACACCTCTTATATTTCTTCTATTATTTGTAGAATCACCAAAATCTGTTGCATTACCTCTAGTAGCATATGTAATAAAATCTATTGCATTAAAATCGGCAGGTGCATTTCTACCAGATCCATTAATACCTCTTGTAGTATTTCCTACAGCCCCTGCTACCGTTCTTGCATAAGTTAAATCACCGAAATCAACATTTGTTCCTTGTGTTTCTATAGCATAAGTAGAAATTACATTTGTTGTTGCTGGAGTAGATCCTCCCATTACATAAACCATTCCAGCGGAATAAACTACATAATTAGGCCACGCTCCGTCTTGAATGTATAATGATATATCACCGATGTTCCAGATTCCTGATGCGGAACTTGATGTTGGGTATGAGGACATGTTAGACCTCTCTAACTAATATCTTCGTAGCTAATTAAAACTTCTATTGTGCTAGCTGCGTTTGCATTTCCTACGATTGATCTATCTTCTTCTAAATAGAAACCGTTTTCTTTTCCAACAACAACTAAAGAAGCATCTGCTGGAACTGTAATTGTAGAAGCAAGTTCAGTTGAAGTTCCTGTTCCACCAGCATTATTATTATATGCGATGGTAACTGCACCATCATTTGTTCCATCAACGTTAGATGCAAGTATTGTATTAATTTTAAAAACTTTTCCAGAAGCTGATGCGTTAGCAAGTAGAACTGTTCCTACAGTTGTAGTTAAAGCAAGCGTTGTGCTTTTACCAAAGATCGATGTTACATTTACTATATTTGGATTTGCCATATTTTTTCTCCTTGTTTATATTATCCGAAAACTATTGCCATGGCAATAGCTTTTCCTGTTGAAACTCCTGTATTTGCTTGAAATGAAGGTGTAGAAGTCGTTCCGTTAGATGTTAATATATAACCTGCAGTGGTATTAGAAATACCACCAAAAGCACCATTATTATTAAATTGAACTTCTGTATTTGATCCACCTGGTGAATTAACTTGATCTGTAAAAGCTGTAGCAACAGATGTTGTAGCAGCATCTACGAATATATAATTTTTAGAACCTGTTCCAATAGATACCGTTGTAGAACCTCCAGAAGAAATTGTAGCAGTACCACCTGAATTGTTTACGATGATATAATCTTTATCAATATTAGGAACTGTAATTGTAACTGTTGTTGCAGATAATGCTCCATTTAAAATAATAACTTTATTTCTTCCTGCTTCGTCTGTGTAAGTTGTAGAAGATGAATTTGTTGTGAATGGTAAAGTTGTACTTCCTGTGATTGTAAGTGTATAGACACCTGCAATCGCTGCATCAATTTCTTGTAGGTTAACGTTTGTAATGGCTCCCCATGTTCCAGAGTTTTCGCCAGTTGCTTGTAAGTTTAAACCTAAATTACTAAATGTACTTGCCATATTAAATTCTCCATATCACTTTTAATTGGTTATATCAACCCATGTTTGACCAGTAGTCGGGTTTATAGCAGACCAGCTTTGACCTGTTGTTGGGTTTATTATTACCCAGCCATATATTGTAGGATTTCCAGCGCTTAAAGTCAATTGATTTGATGTAGGTATAATAACCTGATCTGTTGAAATTATTATATTTCCAACACCTACGGTTACTTGATTTCCTGTTACAAAGTATCTTGATTCTATATTAACAGTACCAACGCTTATATTAACAGTTGATCCAGTAGCTGTAACTCCAGCTCCTAATGAGAATGTAGGAGTGCCTAATTCAACAGTTACTTCATTACCATTTACATCTATAAAGTTTTTACCTATTACTTCAGCATTACCTACAGATAAAACAACACTTGATCCTGTAGCTTGAACAACGGTTGGTAAAGCAATTGTAACTTGACCTGTTCCAATTTGAACAGAAGAACCTGTTACAGGGAATATAGCATCTAAACTAAATGTAACAGCTCCAGTTTGTATATCTAATTCTTGACCAACAACTGCATCAGTTACATTACCGCCTGCAATAATATTTGGATTTTGTACTAATAGATCTAATAAATTTGTAGTTGTATCTACATTAGATTTACCAACAATTGTTGCATCACCAATTACTAAACTTAAACCATTTCCAGTTACTTGAACAATTGCTTGTCCAGTAAACTCTATGGTTCCTGTTTGTAATTGTAAATCATTTCCAACTAAAGTGACTTCAGTTTTTCCTGATACAGATATTGTTCCTAAATTTAATAGTAATGGATCAATTGGAACAGATTCATTCCAAGCGCCTTCTCCCCATGTAACTCTACCCCAACCTTGTGAAATACCAACTTCTACAATGACATCAGTAGTCTGTTGTCCCCACTCGCCTTGACTCCATGGATGTATTCCCCAAGTATTATTAGCCATAATTTTATGGCAAACCTACTACGATATTCTCAAGATTGCGCTTGTTGAATTCGCTGCTGGGAACTGAATAGTAAAGTCGCCGTTAGTTGAAGTTTTATCACCACCAAAATCTAATACCACAACTGCTTTTGATGATTGAGTTGTATTATAGATTAAAGCACATGATGCTGTAATAGTTGCTGTTGAAAAAGTTGCATCAGCAAAATCTACATAAGAAATATTTTGTCCAACTGCAACACCAAGATTTGTAAGAGTTGTTCCACCTGCAGAATATCCTGTACCACTAACTTCATTAGTAGTTGTATAAACAGTTGTTCCTGTTGCAGTAAAACCTGAAACAGTTGAATATAATGCTAATTGAAAAGTATTACCTGTTGATGAATTGAAATTGTGTGTAGCTTGGAAAAGCTCTTTTTTAAAACTGTCTGGTACTATATTTGCCATATTAACTCCTTAATTATTTTCCTGGTGGCGGAGAATCTACTACAACTCTAGGCTCGCCGTCAACATATTCGTCTCTTCTTCTTCTACCTGTTTGTTCAACACCAAATGACTCTCTGGCTTGTTGATATGATTGTTCATATACTTGTATCATATTATCAGGACCTTTCAAGTATTTATATGCTTCTACTAAAGAACCGTAAAGAAGTAAATCTTGAGCATAAGTAGATATATAAGTAGTTGAAGTTACTGAATTTCCAGCAGTTATAGAAGTACCTTGAGAATAATAAGCAATATTAATTGTATAAGTCGTATTAGGAGTTGGTGCTACAAACCATGTAGTTTCATTCCAGTTTGCCCAATATCTTGGTTTTTCATAGTAAGTAGAAGATGTTGGAATGTTATTAAATTCTGCCATGTAAGAACTATCTTTTTGTTCTAATGTAGAAAATTCCCCATCTGGAGAAATCATTTCAACATATCTAATATTTCTTAAACCTGATGGAACAGAAATAGTTGTAGTTCCAGCTGTTGTAATTGAAGATGCATATAATCTATAAGCATCAATATTTAATTCTCTAAAAATTCTATTTTCAGTATTTTGAACGATTACAGAAACTGTAGAATCAGATAATCCATTACTATCTACTTCTGTATAATTTCTAATTTGAGTTACTAATTGTGAATACGTAAGTGCCATATTATAAAGTTTCTACTGTTGCGTTTCCTCCACCAATTAATGTGTCAAAAGTTCCAGTTCCTGACGATGCATTAAAGGTATAATTATCTGCGTTAACAACTGTTATACTATATCCTGTTGAGGTTGTTAATACTGTTTCTTGAAATCCTGAAGTTGATAGAAATGCATTAATCACAGTCACATTGTAAAATCTAACCGTGTTTCCTGTCACTTTACCATGACTTGGCTCACTTACATTAATAGTAGAACTTCCAACCGTTGTTTTAAATGCATTATTAGGTAATGGAATTGGAGATTGAGTTACAGAAACTTGTGATCCTCCAAATAATCCACCAGTTGTTGCAACTGTGTTTGCATTAACACTATATTGATTTGAATTAACAACAGTTAATGTAAAAGCAACTGTTGTATTTAATAGGGCATTTGTAAATCCGTTTCCTCCAACTGCATCTGTAAATACAATTTTATTTCCAGTAGACTTTTCATGACCAGGTTCAGTAACAACGATTGTTGAACTACCTGCCGTTGCTAAAAATGGATTGTATTGTAGTAATACAAAAGATTGTGGCTCTACACGATCAGGTCGTGCGTCTTGCAAGCCTTGCGGATCGTTGCCTGGTATCTTTGGTTCAAGTTGTGGTTGCTTTGGTTCGTATTCTGTGTAATGAACAAATGATCCATTCCACTCGGTTACCATTTCGTCGTACGGGAATCGTTGGCCCGATCTGTCTGATATGGCATAAGACTTCTTACCTGTGGCAAAAGAAGTCATTAGATGCCTTCTCCATAATATGTTTTAGGAGATATGAATGTAGAAGTTCTTTGACCATCTTCTTGTAAAGCTCTCATCAATTCATCTTCGTACATCATTTTTAACATATCAGCTTTTTCTGGTTTGTAAGTAATACTTAAATAATATGCTAAACCTGAAGTTAAAGCCGGTAAAAATCTAAATACAACATCTGGTGTATTTGTATATCTTCCAGCATCTTCAATTCTTGCAAGATAATAAAATCTTAATTGATAATTACTTGGTGTACTTGCACTAGAGAATCCAGATCCTGGTGTTTGATATAGAAATATGCTTGGTTGATATGTTCTTTGAACATAATATTGAGATGGAGTTCCTTGAGATAATTTATTTGGTAAAGCTGCATATGCAGATCTGTCTATTTTAGATAAAGATATATCAACGGGTTGTGATGAATTTGGAGTAGTATTATTTCTAACATAAGCCTCTAATACGTCATTAATATCACTAGGATAATTTGTAGGATCAACAGTATAATTATATTCAGCTTGACCTAATACTAATGGAATAGTTGCAAGTTTAACTTTCCATAAATGAACACCTCTATTATCCCATTCAGATAATAAAATATTAAGATTTCTTCTTGCGGCTCTTAAATGAAATCCAGATCTAGTTCCTCCAATACCTACTCGTCCATAAGCTTCGTCAAAAAGCTCATCTAGTTCAAGATTAAAACTTGTAGTTCCAGAGGTAGTCATCTACGCTCCTACTTATCTATAAATAACGTAACGTTTAAAGCACTACTGTTTGCTGTTACACCAATTCCATCAACTATTCCTACACCATTTCTTCCGGCATATAAAACACCATCTTCAGGAATGTTTAATGTTTCTGTTTGTCCAGCTCCAACTGCAACACTAATATAAACTTGTGTATCTGTTGAAGAACTAACAGTTGTAACATTTGCTAAACCATTAATAATTGCTGTTCCAGAACTTCCTGTAGATTGAACCATATACCCACGAAGTCTTGTAGGACCTGTGAATAAAACTGCATTTGTAGAACTTGTTACGACTGGTTTTACATCACTTTTCATTGCCATAAATTTTTCCTTGTATTAATGGAGCTCTCGAAAGAGCTCCATTAAGAAATTAATTAAGCTGGGCCAACTTCGCCTGGCTGACCATTGTCACTAATTGTGTAATAAATAATTACAGAAGTAGTTGAAGCAATAGTAGATGTTCCAGTTCCTGCACCAAACACAGTTGAATTAACTGTAAGTGGAGTTTTTGCAAAAGAACCTAAATCGTTACCAGCAAGAGCTGATTGAACGCCATCAGCACTTAAAGCTGAAGCAATTGAAGTAGAGTTTGCTTGACCTGCAGTTGAAGTAGTACCTAGGTTTAATGCTTTTGAAGCAGCACCTGTAGCAGCATGAACAACATCAACAATTTGTGCACCAGCTGGTAACACGATTGATTGATTGTTATCAATATTTTTAACAGCAGAATACACTGAAGTATTTCCTGTTAATATTCCTTTAGCTGCAAGAACAACTGTACCTGCGAACACATTTGATTCTTTGTTCTGTCCGCCGTAAGATCTTACAACTCCTTGGAAAGTAGTTTTTGCCATATGTTTATCCTCCTAAATAATCTAATGTAGTTATTAGGCCTATCGACTATACGCGTCTACATCAGATGTTAATGTATAGTGTGTTAAATATAGCTTAATTTTTCAGAAAGAGCAAGGGGTGGCTTAAGTTTCTCTCACTTTTATTCCAATTATATAACTAGTTTAGCTAGCTATAAATGCTGGATCTTCTTCTTCGCTTAAAACAAGGTTATTTTCTTGTTTAGCTACTTCAAGATCCTGTTGAAGAATTTGTCTTTTGACTTCCTTCAACTCCACTTCTAACCACTGCATGTCAGTCGTTAGTCTTCCCTGTTCAAGATAAGACTTGTTCCACTGTGATTCCAAGTCTATTTTCTTGGCCAGAAGTGATTGGGACAATGATGTCACGCTCAACCTCCTCATAGGTTATATAAGAGAAATTACTAATCTGTTTATGACTAATTAATTTCTCTAGTTGCTCTTTACTCATTTTTCCCAGAAAGTCAAGTACTTTCTGATGTAAAGATTCGGTAGTATTTATGGGTTCAGATTCCAATGTAAATTGGATCTTTATGCCGTTAAAGAATAGTTTTATTAGGTAAATTTTCATCTTCTCACAGATGTTTTTATATTGATTTACAGGGCGAGTCAAGCCCGCCCTGTAATAAAAGTCTCTACGCTCCTGATGAACCGAAGATACCTCTAGGATCAGACCAGCCGAAGCTGTATCTTTCTCTAGCTTTGTATCTTACGTTTCCAGTTTCGAAGTCACCTTCCATAGAAGTTCTAATCGGTGATCTTTCAAAGTACTTCATACCGTTTGGTACATCTGTCTTGATAAAGAACGCATCAGAGTCAGTTAGGAAGTGATTTACAGTGTATCCACCAGAAATCATACCCATGTCTTTGATAGCATTGATATCATTGTCAGCTGTTCCAACTCTGCCAGCAGATTTCATTAATCTATCAGCTGTAAATTGCAATTGAGAAGGGATGATTAATTTCATTCCTTGAGCTGCAATTTTTAAACCTCTTTCATCAGTGAAAGCAGCGATATCAATCAATGCTTGTTCTAATGAAGTTTCGTTTAAGTCAGCTTGAGTAGCTAATGTGTTGCTGAATGATCCAGCAATAGTCGCATGCGATGTTGAGAACAACGCAGAACCATCACCACCTGGATAAGTAGAGCTGAATCCGTTATTTAAAACGTTAGCAGCTGTTACTTGCTTTGTATTCGCCATAGATCTAGCTAATGCTTTTGTATATCTAGACGCAAGTCTGTCATACAAGTTATCTTCAATCGCTTCTTCAGTGATTGAAAACGCAAGAGCTATAGTATTGTGCGTATATCTAGCAGTGAAAGTTTCTTGTGCTGTATCATATGTAACACCTTGACCTTCTGCTTTGATAGAAGCATTACCAAAACCTGATAACATTACTTCTTCTTCGAATGCTCGATCAGAAGTTTCTTTATCAAATATTTGATCATGCTCATTTTCATAGCGTTTGTATTCAAGTCCAAACAGAGCGTTTAAACCTGGTTCTAGTTCTTTAACTAGTTGTGATCTTGAGATAGCCATAGTTTAAGTCTCCTTTAGTTTAATGTTCCAGCTATTTTCACAATGAAATCTTCATTTGTTGCGCCTTCTTCGTTTCCGATGAAAGGTGACGTTTGAAGTATTCTTAATTGTGCTGTAGTTGAAGCGCCAAGATTTAAGTACACTCCAGAAATACCATTTGTAGTATTACCTGTAGCATATACTTGCTCGTACGATTCTCCTACTGCTGTTTGACCAGCAGCTGTTCCAGTTGATTTTACTAAGTAAAGCTGATTTGGATCATCAATTACATACGCTTGAATTTCACCTTGAGTGATATTCGTTTGTGTGTATTTGTTTGACCAAGTCGGCTTACCAGTTGTTGGGCTCACTTCGATTAAACAACCATTAAACACACCTAGAACGGTAGTTAAAGTAGTTGTTACAACCGGAGCAATGTATCCTGCGTCTACAGTTACCATATCTCCTTGAAATATAGATGTAGAGTAGTTATCAGAGATATTGTATTGTCCCTGACCACCATTCGCTGGATTACTTCCCAATTTTCCTAAAGCTCTTAAGCCAAAGGCTTTGGTATCGTTTGCCATATTGTCTCCTTGTTAAGTTTTAATTTACTTTGTTGGATAGGAATTACTAAATAATTAGTCCTTCTTTGTACCACCAAAAGTTACACGAGTCTGACGATCTTTGCTGATCGGCATACTTGGATGCTGTTCCTTCAGAGGATCGTTTGCAATAGCGTCTTCTCGTTCTTGAGTTCTTTTTGCAAAGTACTCTTCACGAGATTTTGCGATCTCTTCTGGTACTCTAGCCAGCACTAGGCCGCCTACTCCAATGACTCCTGCGTATTTTCCGTCCTTAACACTTGGATAATCATGATCTGGATATTCGTCAGCTCTCACTAACTCGTAACCTGATCTTAATCTGCCAGCTATGTTTTTCGTATCATCGAATCCCAAGCTTTCAGCTCTTATCCATCTGTGTCTAAAGCCGCTAGGCGCAGGTGGTGCATCTAAAGATGACGGTGGAGTCCAAACTTTAGGTCTTTCAGTTTTTGACCTTGTTTCGCTCGCACGGGAAGTCTTAATTGTTTTGTTTTTGTCCATATGCCTATACCTCCTTCGTGGTTAAATGTTTCGCATATTCTTCAAGTGGCACACCTAATCTTTTAGCAATTGCTACCTGTGAAGGTGTGAGCTTTACAGTTTTTTTGCGTCCTGTTTGAGCTGGACGATTAGCTGATGCTACAGTTTGAGCAGGTTTTGCTCTTTCCGTAGTTATAGTTTCCTTTGTAGCAAATTTATGGGGAAATTCAAGTCTTATTCTCTTATCAATTTCCTCATAGTATTCATCACTTTTTGGATCTATACCTTCATCCTCTACAAGCTTCTTATGCAAATCAAATGCAGTATAAGTCATAGCTGAATCCTGTCCAAACCAACTATTTTTAGCCGCCCATTCTTCCGCTTTGGGGTCCACTTGTGCAGTTTGTGTAGTTTGTTGAGGTGTTATTTTTACCTCTTTTTGTTTAGCTTCTGACTCTTCTTGATAAGCTTTGAGATTTTTTAATCTTGCAGCTTCTAAAGTAAGTTCTGCTATTTGTTGTTGCGCATTAACTTGACCTTCTACATCTTGATTATCGATAGCTGATTTAAGAGCTATTTTAGCATTTGCTAAACTAGAATTAACTCTGGATTCAAATTCAGATACATAAACTTTATCTGATCTTTGTAATCTAGATTCA